GCTCTTAACTCTACTGCAATAGGTTAAGAGCAAGGTCCCTAACAGACCAATAATAAACTCGTCTTTTATTATATCTGTTAGGGGCTGAAAAGTCAAGGAAATACGTGCTTTCTTGCACGTTTTATGGCTTGATAAAAGGATTAAACTTAGGACAGGGAGCCTTCCATATGCGCAGATATAAACAGATAGAGTATAAGGCGGGTATCACCATAGAGGTTATAAAGTGCATACCCAGGGGGAGCAGGAAGGGAGAGCAGCGGCAACCGGTCAAGAAAAAGACCAAGGAAGAGATAAGGGAGGCCAATGCGAGACAAGCAGCCAGAAAGCTCATGAGAAAGGTCAATGCTAATTTCCGTCCTGGGGACTGGCACGTAGTCCTGACATACCCAAAAGGTGAGAGGCCCACACCGGCAGAGGCCAGAGGGCATATAAAGACATTCCTTCGGAAATTGAGGGACGAATATAAAAAGCATGGCCTCGAACTTAAGTACATCCAGGCAACGGAATACCTAAACAAGGCAATCCACCACCACATAATTATAAATAACGTTAATGATGGGAAAGAGACATCCCTACAGTATGTAAACCGGATATGGGGCAGTATCACAAAAGGACATCCGAAATACGTTCCTCTCTATGATGAGGGAGAATATAGAAAACTGGCTGATTACTTTGTTAAGGAAACGGATAAGACCTTCAGAAACGAGGACAGCCCGACAAAACAAAGATACTCATGTTCCAGGAATCTTAAGGAGCCAAACGTAAGCCACAGAATCAATACCACTAAAAACGGATGGATGATGATTCCGCGGCCCAGGCCGGGATACTACATAATACCGGATACTTTATACAACGGAGAGGACAAGCTGGGATACCCATATCAGCGATATGTAATGGTTAAACTTAACCCTACGGACAAAGACTGGGAGCCGTGCAGCAATTGGGGTGAGGAGGATGAATATGAGTGAAAGACAAGTGACAATCGAAGTACATGCAACGGCAAGTAAATACTGGGGTTGCATGGAAACGTTAGACCGCAATGGAAACCTGTACAGGAAAGACATTGAAGAGGACAGAAAGAGCACGGTAAACGGGAACGCTCTGCAAGCATTAATAAGCGCCCTGCACCGGCTGCGTTATTCCTGCATCCTGGATATACATACAGATAATGAATATGTGGTTAACTCAATCATCAACCGATGGGTGGACAACTGGGAACAAAGCGGATGGAAGAACGCCAAAGGCGACACCATACCACATAAGGAGCAGTGGCAGGAACTTAGAAAGCTGCTTGCCAATCATTCCGCCAGATTTACCACCACGAAATAGGGAGGAAAACATGCGTAAAAGTCAAGTAAACACTGGAATGGAAGATACGACGAGAGGGCCCATAACAAAGAATGAATTAAAAGCATTCAAACGGATGATATGGCCGGGAGATAAGCTGAGATGCAGGTACCCAAGAAGAAGAGGCGACGATGAAGAAAAGGTGGGCAAAATGAAGGTACTAAAACAATACCCGCACATTGTCACGCTGGAGTATATAGGAGCCTGCGGCAAAACATTTGAAACAAGTATGACGTGGGCAGAGGCAATTATCCTGAACCGGAGGCCACAGAAAAAATCAAAAGTATCATAGAGAAAGAGCCGGCAGAGGTATGTTACATATGCGGCAGAGGAGGAAAATTACATAAACATCATATTTTTGGTGGAAATCCAAATAGGGAACACTCTGAGCAGTATGGCCTTACGGTCCATTTATGCCCAGATTGCCACACAGAAGGAAAGGATGCGGTGCACAAAGATGCAGAAATTATGGAAGCGTTACACAAAATTGGTCAAGCAGCTTTTGAGCGGGAACACACAAGAGAGGAGTTTATGCGGATTTTCGGGAAAAATTATCTTGACCCAAATCCAGACAACGAGCCAGACGGATGCCAAAGAGAACCAGAATGGGGGTTTATCTGGCTTGCAACTGATAATTAAAAGGCCGGATTTGCTGCTTGGTGGAAAAATAACCTACATCGGCCCGGCACAATGTATATGGTGCGAGGAATTTGATAATCTGGACATGTGTCCGGGTGTAATGAACCGGAAGGAATGCCCGATTGTGAGACGGGAGATTACAGTGGAATCAATTAGGTACAACTGGAATGGAGCGCATGAATGCATATGCACCATTAACAACGGAGAACTGAGTATGAATTTACAGAAAAAAAATCTTATCACAATCGAAAAAGTGGAGGCACCATGGAAGAACTTCGTGTGGCCTGGGACATGGCCAGAAGCATAGAGAGCATACCAAAACATGCAGGGAGGCTATGCTACATAGGCAAAAGGATATTGAATGATAGGATATATCTCTTTTACCGGGACTCGTCGTGGAATTATTGGTATAAGACCAGGATTATAACCAAGGACGGGATAATATCGGAATGCGAAGCCATATTTGGACGGAAAGGAAGAAAACATGAATAGAGTCATTTTGATGGGCAGGCTCACCAGGGACCCGGATGTGAGATACACGCAGGGAGAGAAGTCAATGGCAATTGCCAGATATACGTTGGCAGTGGACAGGCGAGGAAAGAAGGAAAGGGACCAGGACCAACAAGCGGCTGATTTTATCAATTGTGTTGCATTTGACCGGGCGGCGGAGTTTGCGGAAACGTATTTCCACCAGGGGATGCGGGTGTTGGTATCCGGCAGGCTTCAAACAGGGAGTTATGTAAACAAAGAGGGCAAGAAGGTATATACAACAGAGGTGATATTGACAGACCAGGAATTTGCAGATAGCAAGGGGAGCAATGCACCGGAAACCAGACAGGCCCAGGGGACGGACCTGGGGGACGGATTCATGAATATACCTGACGGAATAGAGGACGAAGGACTACCATTCGTATAAGGAGGAAGGAAATGAAAACAATATCAATCGCAAACCTCAAAGGCGGGGTACATAAGACTACAACAGCAGTGAGCATGGCGGAGCTGATAGCGGACCGATATCAGAAAAAGGTCCTGCTGCTGGATAATGACAAGCAGGGAAATGCATCACGCTTGTTTCGGCTATATAACCCGGAGTCATTACGGGGGGCGCCGGATATGATTAAGACCAGGGAGGCCAGAAAGAACATGGTCCAGACAGAGAATCAGAACCTTTCCATAATCCCATGCAATTATTATATGGAACAGGCCGTGCTGGACCTGCAAAACGACAGGGCCAGTAAGCAACATAACAGATACAAGGAGGCCCTGGACTCAGTAGGGGACATATTTGATTACTGCATTATCGACAATCCGCCAGATTTAGGGCTTAATGTGGTCAATGCCCTGGTGGCATCCCAGGAAATCATTATCCCCCTGCATTTGGATGATTACTCCATGGATGGATTGGACATGCTGGTGGAACAGATTATGTCTATGCGTATTTTCAACCCAGATATTAAATTAGCCGGATGTCTAATCACTGGATTTGAAAAAACGGAAACCAGCGTGGCGGCAGAGGAATGGTTACGGGAAAAAAGTGGACAGCCAGTATTTGAAAGGCATATCCGACACTTTAAGCGGGCTAAGGATGCCACATTTATGCACCAGTCACTTATTACATATTGCATACGCAGCGGAGCCGCCCAGGACTATAAAAAGTTTGTGGAGGAGTATATGGGGAGGGAAAGAAAATGATGGGATTCAATATTTTGAACACCCTAAATTCCGCCACACTGGCAGAGGCGAACCGGGCAGAGGAATACAAAGATATCATAATAGATTATCAAGATATCATAGTCACTGACCACAATAAATACAGCATAGAGGAAATACAGGAACTCGCAACAGGAATATTGC